CACTCGTAAAGCGTGACGAACCACAAGACGAACCATCAGGAGATTTACCATTCTAATGAACCTGCCTAACCTACCACAAGACAAAGCAAACCATGCACTTTATGGTGTTGCTATCTACGCTGCTGCTGCTTCGATATTCAGCGCACCATTTTCAATGATCGTGGTGTTCGTATTCGCAGCAGGGAAAGAGTTGTTTGATTCTGTGCTAAAGGAAAAACAATTCAGCACGCTTGACATGATAGCCACGCTGTGCGGTGGATTGGTTGGAATGTATATCGGATTGTTTACATGATTGAATACCTGTCAAAACAAAAGGAAGCATTGCGCGTGCTGGGTAACTCACATCCAGCACGTGTTATTCTTTTCGGTGGTGCTGCAGGCGGAAGTAAATCTTTCATTGGTTGTGCATGGCAGATAAGCCGCAGGTTTAAATATCCGGGTACACGTGGGTTGATAGGTAGAAGTAAACTTGACACGCTAAAGAAGACCACGCTTAAAACGTTTTTTGAAGTAGCGAACATGTTTGGTCTTGCGCCCAACGAACACTACACCATTAACAATCAAACGCACGTAATTACATTCAGTAACGGAAGCGAGATAATACTAAAGGATTTGTTTGCTTATCCATCGGATGCGGAGTTCCATAGTTTAGGCGGGTTAGAATTAACAGATGCCTACGTAGACGAGGCAGCACAGGTTAGCAAGCGAGCGATAGATATCTTACAGTCACGTATTCGATTTAAACTAAATCAATATGATCTCAAACCAAAGATGCTGCTTACATGCAATCCATCAAAAGGATGGCTGTACAACGAATTCTACGCCCCGTTTAAGACGGAAAGCTTACCGCAACATCTTGCGTTCATACAATCATTGCCAAATGACAATCCGCATCTACCCGAATCGTACATTGAAACGCTGCGCATGTTGCCTGAAGTGGACAGAAGACGTCTACTGGATGGAGATTGGGAGTATGATGAGTCCGTAGACAACCTATACCAGTACGATGATTTGGTGCGCTGCTTCCGGGAAGAAGAAGCAAAAGGCGATAAGTATATAAGTGCCGACATCGCGCGACTTGGAAAAGATAGAAGTGTCATTTGTGTATGGCATGGACTACACCTAATCGAGATTCATGAACTGCGAAAGCAACCTATCACAACAGTAGTCACAACCATTCGCCAGCTATGTGATAGGCATGGCATCAAACTTAGCAATGTGATCTGTGACGAAGATGGTGTGGGCGGTGGTGTAGTGGATAGCTTAAAGTGTCGTGGTTTCCTTAACGGTGGAAGGGCAAAGCAAGCAGATAAGTTCACCAATCAAAAAGCAGAATGTTATTTCAAGCTTGCCGAATTGATTGAGCAGAACAAAGTAATTTTCAAAGTCAATCAGTTCCGCGATGTTATCGTGCAAGAACTGGACATGATACGCAGAAGGCAACCAGAAGCAGATGGCAAACTCGCTGTGATAAGTAAAGATGAAATAGCCCGGATGCATGGCAAGTCACCTGACTACGCAGATGCTATCATGATGCGCATGTATTTCGAACTTTTCCCGAACTACGGCAGCTATTCGTGGGCATAAGTCATTGATTCTCAATTATACGTTTGTTAAAATTTGTTAAAATTGCATGCTACCTATTGCGTGGTGTAAAAAGTTACATACATTTGTCAAACAAATAACAACAAAAACAACAAGACAATGAAAAAATGGACACAAATTGAAGAAATCAACGCAGGTGATGTTGTTCTTCGCAGTAATGGCGGATTAGCTAAGCCATCAGAAATTGAAGTCTTATCTATTCGAGTTGTTCGCACTATGGCTTGGATGACTTGGAAATGGAAAAACGCTACTAATAGCTATTATTCTACTAGTTTTAGAATGTCAACCAATGATATTGACTACGGTTTTTGGCATGATTTAACCTCGCAGTGTTGGGAACTTAAATAATCAACCGAGGGGCGCGACTCACCAACGCGCATCTAAACTTAAAAACAAAACACATGAAAACAGCATCTAAAATCATTCGCTACATTATAGCAGCAGTTATCCTTTACGCAGTGCTTAGCTACTGCCAAGAAATCAATGATTGCCTCATGAAATACTAATCAATAAACAATAGCAACATGAATTCATTTCACAAAGACAACTTAGAAGCATTGCAAAAGTTCCAGCAAATGCTTAACGCTGCACCTGATAAGGAAGGCATTGAAAAGACACCAGATGGTAAAGCCGTCACGCTGGTAGTTAGCCACGTAGAAACCACACTTGACGAAATGTTCTTTGGGCATTGGCGCACTGAAAATTTCAAGTGGGAGCGTATGGCGAATGAAGTAGTCGGTAGTTTGGATTTGGTAGTCATTCACCCGATAACCGGTTACGAGTTACGTAGAACAGGTGCTGGCTCCATTGTGATCATGGTGGATAGGGCTCCACAAAATCTTGACAATATAGAACGCAATAGATGGGCATTGAACGCAGATAATAAGAAACCTAATGCTTTGGACCTTGCGTTCCCTAAACTCAAGACAGAGTGCCTTAAAAACGCAGCTGTATCATTTGGTAAGCTGTTAGGCCGCGACTTGAATAGAAAGAACGTGGATGTGTACAAGCCATTCAAGTTAAAAGGTTCTTTGAACGCATCGAATAAGGATGTGCAATACCTACACGAATTAATTGAAAAGGCGCATAGCTTAGACGATTGTGACATCATTCTGCAGGCATGCCCACCTGAACTGCTCAATCAAATCGAACCGTTAATAAATGTTAAAAAGCAGCAGCTATCAGGACTGCTGTAATACATTCGCAACAAATAACAAGAACACAATGGAACAAGTAAAATTTAGAGCATCGCAGCTTGGTAAGCTTATGACAGATGCACGCACTAAGACAGGACTAAGTGAAACCTGCAAAAGCGCACTGCTGGAAATCTATGTGCAGAACAAGTACAAACGCTACAAAGAAATCAGCAACAAGTATATTGAAAAGGGAATTGCAGTAGAGAATGATGCCATTGACCTTTGGCGCAGGGAACGTGGCGCAATCGTGTTTAAGAATGAAGTAAACTTTCAAAATGATTTCATCACAGGCACACCTGATTTGCTTATCAAAGATGGCAGCGAAGTAATCAATGTTCCGGATATTAAATCTTCATGGGACATCCATACCTTCATCGATGCAAAGGTGAATGAGTTGAGCAAAGATTACTATTGGCAAGGTCAAGCATACTGTTGGCTAACAGGTGCGCCTAAGGCAACATTCTGCTTCGTGCTGGTCAATGCGCCAAGCCAAATGATAGACACCGAAAAGTATCGCCTATCATTGCGCATGAATCTTATTGATCCACAAAGCAATCCTGAATTCATTAAGAAAGCATCACGCATCGAAAAGAACATGATATTCGACATGCCGACTTACCTTAATGAAAATCCAAACGCTAACCTTGAAAGCGACCTTGCGAATTGGGAATACGATATACCAGTGCAGGAGCGAATCCATGAAAAGGTTGTGGAATTTGATACCGATGCAATCGCAAAGCTTCAGGAGCGTGTACCAATGTGGCGCGAATATCTTAATACTTTGAACGTATGACCACCGAACAACTCAAAGACCACGTGCGCAATGCAACGCAGCACTACTACAACAAAGAGCAAGTAATCGAATTAATCAACAAGCTAAACAATGAAAGCAAAAGACAAAGCGTGGCAACTGTACTCGAACTATTTTGATATAGTCGAAGGTGAATCGCAGGAAGGTCAGTTAGCACAGGTGCATTTTAAAGCTATCAACTGCGCATTGTATTGCGTGGATGAAGCAATCACAAACGCACCCAGCGACATCATGCAGGACTTCGAAGGAACTGGTGAATACTATTCCGTTAAAGCATACTACCATCACGTCAAAAACGAAATACTAAAACTCAATGCCCAAAAGAAACCTAATGCCGCTTGATGAACTGAAGGAAGAACGGTTGGTGTTGCTAAACATGTACATCAATGCAAAGACACGCTACGTCAAAGACAATTTATTTTACAAAATCAAAGCGGTCAATAAAGACCTATTTACCATAACCAAAGACACCAAGTATTTATGAGCGAATTAACACTATTACAAAAGGCAATGCGTGTTGTCGAAGAACACGAACCATCACTATTTGATGTGCATACTAACAAAGGCAGGGATTTTATTCGTGCTATGCATAACTTATTAGCTGAATGGGAAAAAGAAGGAGACGATATGTTTAATACTTTAATGGAAAATTCCAATACAGTTTTATGGATTGACGAAATAAAAAAAGATAACCAATGACACAAGAGAAAAAAGAAACAGCCATGCGCAGACTTAGTAAAGCTTTGCGCAAGAGATTTCAAGGACCATCAGTAAACATATCATGGATAGAACTGGATGCGTTTATGATGAAAGCACAGACATGGGAAATGGAAAATATCCTGAATTCCTACAATGAAGGTTACACAGATTCCAAAGCAGGACTACCAAATAAATCCGAAAATGAAAGCAACACTAACGTTTAATCTACCCGAAGAACAAGTAGAATACAACTACACCCTTAACGCTGCCCGGTATAAGGATGCACTCAAAGACATCATGGATTTGATGCGCAGAGAATACAAGTACGGTGAACACGTTGAAGAAGTAAGTGATAAGATTGCAGATTTGTACGATAGGTTTATAGAAATTACAGAAGGTCTGTTCGATGAATAGGTTTCTAATCCTTAGCAGTGGGCGCATCATTGCTGCACCTTGCGATAACCATGCTTCCAAAGAAAGCGACCGAGTGCTTCGCCCTCAGCATCCACCTTTTCTTCGCTCCACTCCGGCTGTATGTGGTGAAGATATTCGTGAATGAGAACAATCATGTAGCGCATAGGCGGTAACGTTGGATCTATCTCAATAACATTATCGCAGTACAATCCATCAGCTTTTTCTCTTCCCAACTTTCGATGGATAACTTTTGGATGTTGCTTGCGTTTCATGTTTATATTTGCCGCGTTTGTGTATTATTGTTAATGTTTTTGTTATTTGATTGAACAATGCCCTGCAACGGTGGGGCATTTTTCTTTTACCGAATCTTGCCGTTTACTATGCGATAGTTACTTACTTCGAATTCGCCAGTATCTAACACGCGTACATGCGCAAAGCCATGATGGTGTTTGTTGATTGGCATGTAATCAGGATGCAATTCGCACAAACAGGCAACACTCCAGCACGTAGTAATCTTACCATTGATGTTTGGCTCTGTGTGTTCGCTTGCTTGGTGATGGTGTCCACACAATGCGCTGTCTTTTGCACGTAGGAATAGACCACGTGCGATGTTTACCGGGCTGAATACCGATGCACCAAGTTCGTGACCATGCAGAATGGTAAGCTTGCCAGCGTGAATGATTTGCTTATCCGGAATGAAAGTGATATTTAACTCATCCAACTTCATCAATGATTCAAAATTGAACTCATCCATACCCAAAAGGTCAGGTGCATTGCGCATGATGTAGTGGTCATAGCGCACATCATGATTGCCACACTTGTAATATATCGCAGCATTCGGAAACAGCTTGCGTAACGTCTGCAGAAACTGTCTGGTCATTAGGACTTCATGACCGAAATTCCGTTTGCGTGGGTCTTTCTCAAATCGGCTGATAGCATAGAAGTCAATAATATCACCATTGAGCAGGATTGTATTCACGTCATTATCCAAACCATACTTTAGTGCCAGTGTCAATGCCTGAATGTTGTGGTACGGCACGTGAATATCCGACATCAGCAGAATGTTGTTGTGGTTTGTCGGTAGCTTGAAAGGTTTGTAGTTAGCTTCCTGTGATGGTGGCAGGTCGAGTGGATTCGCTTCCTGTGGAATCAACTCATTAACCATGTTGGTGAAGTCACCGATATGGTTTTCCAGCTTGTGTAGCTGTGGAGTTGGTTTGACCGTTTGCACAGTCAGCTTATCTACATACCTTCGATAGCTTTTCTCTAATGAATTGACAGTGATGTCAAGTGCATACTTCTTTAATAGTTCGCGAACACGTGGCAAAAGAGGTCCAGTCCCATCGTGCAATTCCCGATGTAGCTTTTCGCGGTCTATTGTATGCATAGTATTTACTTATTAGCTTTCAAGTAGCCATTCAGCTCAGCAAGCGAGGTGCTGATTTGAGCTATGTGTGATTGAATCGAATCAATCTTCCCTTCCAGCTTTGCGTTCTTTGAATTCAACTCAGTCTTTTGTTCTTTGATTGCATCATTAATCATTTCAATTTCTCTTTTGTGGAACGTTTCAATACTGGCAACATGACCAGCTAACTTATCAACACTGCGCTTCAAAGCGAAATAAAGGGATGCAAGTGATACACTCGCACCTATTAAAGTAATCAAATCACGTAGTTCAAACTCCATAGCTATAGTATTGCAAAATATATAGTAGAAAAAGCCAGTCCTGTGATACCAAGTGTCAGTGCTGTGTTAGTAATTATTAACCGTCTGTTCTTCTTTTTTAATTCGCCTATTTCATTATCCTTTTCAACTGCAATAGCCTTTTCAATGCTCTGCTTATTCTTATAGATTTCAGCCAGTGTTTCATAACTCGTTGCCTGAATGCCTGTTATCTTCGCGTAGTATGTAACCTTCAACCGTTCCATTTGATACAGCGAATCGATTTGCATTGCCGTATCATACCAATACAGCATGCTATTGAAGTTGAGATTGAAAAGTTGCCTGTCGTAGGTTGTAAGTTCGGGTGTAAAACCCTGCTTTGAGTAAGCTGTCCGATTTTTTGAGGGTTGACCGAAACTTGACATCGTTATCAGTAGCAGAAGCAGAAAGTATATTGTATGTTTCATTGCGGTAGATTTCATTGGTGATTTGTTGCTTTGTGATGATGGTATCCTGTTCGACCTGTAGCGAATCAATTTTTAAGAACAGACTGTCCGTTTTTGCATTGTTTGTTTCAATGATTTGGTAGAGTGAATCATTGATGTCCTGTAACCTTTTTATAGCTGGATTTGTTACGGGCTTATTGCATGTTTTAACTGCGAACAATATGGATAGTGCAAAAATTGCAACACCCAATCCGATTAAGAGCTTTGTCCTTTTCCCCATCGCGTTATGTGTAAGTTTTTAGTTAGTGGTCGAATCTTGTAGTACACCCCATCGCGTGAACGTGAATCACGCATTCCTTGATCATTGGTGTTGCCTTCAATCGTGCGCACTGAATACTTGCCTACCCTGTCCACGATACCAGTGTGACCAATGCCTTTGTATCGTTGTTTGCGGAAGCTTGCATAACTCAAAGTCATGATAAGCACATCATCATCACTAAAGGTTTTTACAAATTTGCCATCCGTAAATATCACATCGCGCTTGTTGTATGCAGTCGGTGACCAACCTGTGATACTATTCGGTATGCCGCATTCGTTAAGCATAGCCATGACAAAGAAACTGCACCACGCATAACCGGGCAACCATCCTTCTTGCTTCATCAATACCTGCAAAGCGGCATCGTTGAAACCTTTATTGTTACCGCCTTTCTCTTTTACACCGACAAATGATGCAGCCGTAGTCCTTACGCAGTAGCCATCATCAGCATGCGTAATATAAACAGGAATGCAGCAAAGTAAAAGGCATATAAGAGCAGGTATAAGACAACCTTTTGCCATGTGGTTAGATAGGTGTTTAGTTCATACTTAATTTCTTTGCTATACACTTCGCGCTGTAGCGCCCTAAAATTGAAACGAATTCCTAAAAACGTAATGAAGTTAGCAAACACCATGATGAGTGAAGCCAGCACGATGTATTGCACGTATTCGGTAGATATAAGCGCATCACCAAAGTATTCGCTGCTCAATGCACCTGCAATCAAGAACACTGCAAACGCAATCGGTATTGACCACAAGCCATCGAACAACTGAAGATTGTACCGGATGAACTTGTAAGTAATACTTGACTGTTCACTTTTTGGTTTTGTCTGCTTCTTTGTTGACATTGCTTCTTAATTTAAGTGACAGTTCACGCTCATACTTGCGCAAACGTTCAGTGTAATCTTGTTTCAGTGTCTTCTTTTCACTCATGGTATACGGTTAATGATATTTCGTGAGTAAGTAGGGCGGTAGCTGGTCGATGTGTTGCCCGATGAAAACTGATAGTTAAGCGTGTTGGTTACGTCTGTACGTGGTGAACGGTCAGGCCACTGCGCTGTGCTGTATTCAGGAAACAAACTGCTATTCGCACACAAGTAATCGACTAACAAAGTGGTATAATGCTCCGCATTTTGACGTGCGCGGTCTATCATATCCTTCATAACTAAGTCGGAAACAGGCACAGTGTCTTCACTTTGACGTTGAACCAGCGTGCCGTTGTCCATGCGGTAGCATAGATTCGGAGTTACATCCACCATCACCCACCAAAGTAGCATCTTTTGGATGTAATCTTCTAATAGTATTTGGTAGTTACCTGCAATCGTATTGTTTGCCACATCATTTTTTATCTTATTGAGCAAGTCAGTTCCCAAAAAGGGAAGTACCCATTTGTCTTGCGCCAAATAGATTGATGGATATAGAAGGTTTGGATCTACACTGCCGTTTATAGTAGTGTACTTCTTCACGTAGTTTTCGGATATTAGTAATACTTCAGCCATAGTTTTAATTATTGATTGCCGTAAATAGGATTTGTTGGAAGGAAGCCGCGATGTGGCATGTCTTCAGGAAGTTGTGCAACGTATTTAGGATTGCGGACTTTATATCCCATGCGTTCAGCCATTGCTACTGCGATACGTTGCGCATCAGGATCATTCGGATTAATCTTCGCGCCTTTAGCATCAACAAACACCCTTTTTTCCCAGAAATGTTTGCAATTTCCACCGCCCTTAAACCTTTTAATGTCGTATAAATCAATGCCGTTTGGTCCCCATCCCGGATTTACAGGAATAAATTCCATCGCTTCAATATCTTCCATGCGGTATAGCTTACCTGCTTCAAGCATCTTACGGCAGAATGGGCGCATATTATCATGCCTAAAGTCACCTGCGTAAACGTAACGAGTAATAAAGTATTTGCCATCGATAATAGCATCCTGCTCACTCTTTGCCGCTGGTCTTGCCGCACCTGTGCGCACCGCAAACGCATGTTCGATTTCGTTATCTGCATTATAGGCATCAATTAGAATCATGTCGGCTGTTGCATCTTCACCTAATTCGATTAATGCTTCAGCTACGTGTACATCTTGCAGTTCTTCTTTGCTCACACGCTCAACAATTCGTGCTGCCCAACCTTGACCAGCATCACCGCCCCAAAGCTGCCACGCAATGCGACCAGCTGTTGGAAATCCTTCTTCGCCTTGATTCCATCCGCTTGCCTGCTTATCTACTTCGTGCCTTGAAAAGTAGCTGTACATTCTTTTGACAGTATCAAATGAAAGATTGCGTTTGTTGCTAATGTCACGCGCACGCGCCACACCTACTTCAGTTCCACCACGACCATATTCTTCTCGCCACTTTAAACCAAGTTCAGCTTCAGCAGCCATTTCATCCGTTGGGTGGTAGCTTTCTTCAGCAGCATCTACTTTTTTTTTTTCACCCACTAAGTGAGGCAGCGCAGCAGAAAGAACGGTTTGAACTATCGAAGTGATTTGGTCAGTATTTAATGATGTAGAAGCAGCTTCAACTACTGTTTCAGTAGCTTTTGCGGTTTGTACCTGCTCAATAACCAAAGGTGTGTTAGGCACAATCTCAAAGGTTACACCCGGAAGCTGATTGCCCAACAATTCTTCGATGCTCTTATTGATTTTCGCCTGATATGGTTCTACCACCTGTTTGTTGAATATCTCCAAACCGATAGCCATTTCATCTTTGTTGCTACCGAAACCAGTATTCTCGCGAATACCAAATAGCAGTGGTGTAGTCACACGATGCGCTGTGATAATCTTTTGCGTAGCAGTATCATTCATTAACTGATATTGCTTATCTGCATCATTGACCGGGAATGGTGTTATTTCGGTCTTAGGTTGATCACGCTCGTTGAAGAACATAACCACCTTGCCAGCGTTACGCGCACCACTCATTTTGTTTTCCCAATCCAACATCATTTGCTGCTTTTGTTCAGGTGTTGCCTGTCCATTGTAGAAGTTAATGATAGTGGAAGGGAAAAGACCGTTTGAGATTTGGTTGATATGGAAGATTGAAATCTGCTTATCTAATTCGATGTAGTTAATCGCACTCCAGTAGTCAGGTCTTGGGTAAGAATCACTACCTGTGTACGTGAAGCACCAATAGATTTGTCTTGGTTCTTGTTCGCGTGTTAGGTAGTTGTATTTAGGAATGAATTCAGGTGTGTTTTTCTTTTTGCGAATGTTTGACCAATCGTAGCTGTGAAAAATTCCTATCTCGCTTTCGTCTTCCTGACTAATAGCAATACGGCATTCTTCGAATGGTATAGCGTTCAGCTTTGATATCACAGTACGGTCATTGCTCCAAATGACTTCGATGAAGAAACCACCAAACAATTTTAAGTCATGCGCAGCCGCATAAGTCAAAGTATCGATATTCAGCGCATCTAATTCCGCTTGGTATTGCTCCGATTGAATGCCCTTGCCTGCAATCATATCACCAATAGCCACAACGAGTGAACCATGCACTGGTGATTCGTGCGATAGGTCACGTAGGTACTGCGGAAAGTCGTTTTGATCTCCGTAATTTACCCACCCTTTACGGTCCACTTTTTCTGCATCACTCTTAGCTACATATTCACTAAGCTTCAGCGAAACTATATTTGATTCGTTATGGTTCATAGATTATATCGTTTGGAATGGTATTGATTGGCACATCAAACCAACTTGTGTTGTCATTTAAAACAGCATAACCACGCTCAACAATGCCAACAACTGCGGCATTGGTAGGATTGGTATTAACTGCAGAGTTTTGTCCGTACACTTCGTAGCGGTATCTACCTGCCAAAGTTAAACCAACTGTGGTAATTGTCAGCTGTGTAACACGCACCGTTTCATTAACAATCGTGGCAACCTGTGCAAGGTCATTTCCGGTAGTGCTGTTTTCTTCGTGTGTGAGAATGATGAGATAGTGCGTGAATGCTGTGCTGTAATACTGTCGCGCTTCGTCAAGTGATAGATACACTTGCTGGTTGGCTGTATTTGTAGTTAGATATATCATTAGCTTCTTTAATTAAAAAGGGCAAGTCAAAGATAACCTGCCCTTTTCTTCAATACAACAAGACACACAGAACGGAAAACAAAGCTTAGTAAGCAGGACTTACAGTAATGCCCGGAAAGTTAGCAAATGGTGTTTCAGTAGCAGGATTGTAAGGTTCAAGGTGAACGGCTGGAGAAAGTTCTTCAGCAATCAAAGTAACTTGATATCCCATCAAATCAGCTTTCTGCGCACCTGATTGAACAGTACCTGCAGTCATTTGCGCTCCTTCGCCAGCACCAACCAAAAGTATTTGATCGTCATTAGTACGAACAAACACAATCATTTTAGCTTTGGCAACAAGCAAAAACTCATTACGCATTTCTTGATTCAATTTACCGAAAGTCCATCCAACTTCCTGTGAGAAAAACAGTGTACCGGTTTCCAAATTCTTTTGCACCGTTTCTACGTATGAACCTGAATTACGGAATGGAACATAACGATAGATGGTTGCAGTAGGCAATCCATCTACTTCGCCGTTAGTACCACCGTAAGTGATACCTGTTTCGAAATCTTCGTAATTAGCTATCAATACTTCTTTTACACCACCGATACCTTCAAGACATCCAAGCGTAAAGCCAGTAGTTAATTCACAAGCCATATTATTGATTTTTAATTAGTTATATAAAGGGGGCTGTTACACCCCCTTCTTATTTTATTGATTATGCACCCCAGTAGGTGATGTCTTCGGCAACAGCAATCTGCGCTCCAAGGTAGAAACGCGCGCCGTAGCGAACATTCTGTGAGCCGTCAAGATTCTGCATATCCAAAATGAACACTTCGTTCATTTGGTTTTCCTGCCAAGTACCCAACATCAAATTGCTCTTTTGTGCAAATACGATGTTGTCAGCAGCCATACCCGGACATACGTAGATTTCGTACATACCTACGAAACGCTTAGCTACTTCAGGACCACCTGTCAAGTACCAACCGTTACCATCAGCAATCTGCGCTTGCATGTAAGCTTCCCAAGCAGCTTGACCCATGTACAAAGCTGGCTTTTCAGCAGCACCTTTAACAGCAGCAGGAGCAGTGTTAATGATGTCCCAAATAGTTGCAATGATGTTTGTTGAATCAAGCGCACCTGAACCTGCGGATACAGCACCTGAACCACCTGCCTTGATCAAAGTCAAGAAACCATCGTATTGACCAGCGGTTGCATTAACACCATTCCACATGATTGATTCGTTTGCAGCTGCGATACCACCTACCAAACGCTCAATGATAGCGTCTTGGATTTGAGTGTTTACGCGACCTGACATTACATCGGCTGTAGACCAATCTGTGAAGAAGTCCTTCTTACAGATTTGACGCTGAACTTGGAATTCTTCCAAAGTCAAAATGCGCTCGGTCAAAGTGATTGTTCCTGTTGGAGTGAAATCACATGTACCAGCCGCAAATGATACGGTGTCATCAATTTTACGTACTACTGATTTGTAAGGTACGTTTGGCTTCATTGTAACATATCCAGCAGATACGTTAGACAACAAAGCTTTTGCTACGATTTCACCAGCTAATTCACCTGCATAGGTGGTGGTGAGTGAAGTTG